GATTTGTTCTTGCCAGCGGTGTTAATTGCCGCACGACCTACGAGGAGGTTCGTCACACCGAGAGCCGCCGCAATCTCCGCTTCGGAGAGCAAGCGAGCACCTGTGCTAGAAATCACTCCGAAGAACTGATTCTGTAGGAGGGTTGAACGACGAATCAACTCAAACACATTGGCCGACATTGCAACGCAGTTCGCTTCGTAACCATACTGAGCGAGGGCGAGCTTGGCGGTAGCCACATCACGAGCGATGTCTACTGTCGCAACAAGGGCTTGGGTGTAGTTAACGGCAGGGCTTTGATCGGCAATGGTGAAGGGAGTCGAACTCGCCCACACAACATCATTCACACGCTTCTCGTGCGAGAGCTTCAACTGACGAAGCAAGAACTTCGCTGTTTCGCTTTCATACGAAAAAAACCTGTTTAAGTCAGCAGAAGCGTCATCTGGAACGAGTTCCTCAAGTCCGAATTCGTTCGTTACATAATTTGCTTGGCTGAAAGAACGAATTCCCCTGCTGTAGTTCGAACCGCTTTCACGATTGAGAACATTGTTGCTGAGGAGTTCGCCAGCCGCTAACTGCACCTTCAAATATGTTCCCGCTTTTGCATCAACATTTTGAATGGGGAGGAGTTGCGCTCCGATCAAACCCACATCCGCTTGAGGGGCTTCGATCAACGCTTGGTTGATATCTGCCCGAATCGTTGCACCGCCGTTAATAAATGCCATATATTTTAGTCTTTCTTTGTTAGGTTAAATTACTGGGTGAGAGGAACTGCGATTTCAATAACCGCATCAGCCGCTCCACCTTCGAGGGCAACTCCGACGATGCCAGTATTGGCCGCTGCAGTTGTTACGAGTCCAGCCGTGCTAGTAGCCACTAGGCCACCAACCGCAATAGCCGTGTCGCAATTAGCGAAGAAGGTTGGGTAAAAGAGTTTGACTGAGCCGACATCAGAGGCGGCCACATCCGTTAGGGTGGAGCCGACACAACGAGCCGAGCCAGAGACAGCCGCACGAGCCGTGCCGTCAGTATGAATTTCCACTAAGCGATAAGCACAGATCGCACTAGCAGAAAAGGTGAAAGTGCGAACTGCACCGCCGTCGATATTAGTTGCCATATTATTTAATCTTTCTTTTTAGAGTTTGAAAATACCACGAGTCAAAGCCTCGGTGTATTCTTTGGGGTTTGAGAGCATCACGGCTTTCATGGCCTTGAGCTTAGAAGTTCCGTAATCGCTATGGGCGGCCACGAGTGCTTCAAAATTCTTGGGTTCGTCTTTCTTTTCAGAAGGAACTTCAATGGAGGGCGATGCGGGAATGGGCTTAATGCCAAACTCGGTGAGAACTTTCTTCACCACTTCACTCATCGCTTCCTCTTTCTTTTCCTCATCAACAGATTCGCCTTCGGCTTTTGCACCTTCGGCAACTGCCTTGTCATCCATAGGGTCAACAACGGCTAGCTTTTTCTGCTCTTCGGGTTTCATAGCGGCTTCGATAGCCCCTAAGCGGACTTTGATGTCCTCGATATCTTTCATATATTGGTCATCCATATTAGTTTTATCCTTTTTGTCAAGTGGTGCTTCCACTACTGCTTTTTTGACTACCGCTGGAATCGTGCCTCCTCCGCTAACATATCCTAGTTTTTCCATAAACTTCACCATCTCCTCAAAGAGTCCGTTGGTGGCCGCCGGAGAGGAGACAAGATCAGCCGAGGCGATGCTTTGGGGTCTGATGTAATCCTTGCCATCAATCGTCTCGGACTCATTTACAAAGGCTAGGGAAACGCCGAACTGGTCGGGGGCTTCGCTGGCCATCTCTTTAATCAGATCGTAATGGGGAGAGCTTTTGAGCAAGCGAAGATCAGCCACTAGCTTGTTGTTCTCAATGCGGGGATTCCTTGCAAACCCGACAACCGCCTCTAGTCCAGAGCCGTGGTTCATCTTCACCTTCGTTCCATTCTTGGCTAGCTTCATTAGGTCGAGGGCTTTGCTCAAGCTAACTGCATCCACAAAAAGATCGTGGCCTTTAGCCTCTCCCACTTCAAGGATGGACACTGAGGCCATTTCGGTTTCGTCATCGGCAAAGGTTGAGTAGGCAACCGCTGACCGCTGGCTTTCGTCTGGGTATTCAGCAATCATATCTTCATCCCCCATAAAGCGGGACACGAAGTCTTTCTCTGATTCATCTGCGGAGGGAATAGGAAGTGGCATAAGGTTATGCCTTCTTGTCAATCTGCTTTTTATTATCTGTAATCGGGCCACCCACAATCCAAGCATCACAAGTCCTTTTAGATGCACACTTAAAGTCAAAAATCTCGCAGTATCCAAGATTCCCACCCACCGCTACTTCGTTCGCATCCGAGCCAATCCCCTTCTTGATACATCCCAGAATCTTGTTCCTCTGGTCAAAGGCCGCACAATTCCCGCAAAGCATCTTCTTTGCTGTGGGGACATCCCCTTGAAATTCGTCTGCCTTGGCCTTCCAGTAGTCCTCGTTGGGTTCGTTGGGATTAGCTGGGCCATAGTTCGCATCATCCACGGCTGTCTGTCTATTGGCTAGGTTGGTCTTTACATCTTGCGTTGCGATTGGGCAAGAGGCTGGTTCGGCTAGTTCTTTCTTATCCCTCGCATTCATCTGTCCCACGATCTTCTTTGCCCAAGAAAATCCAGCATCCCCACCCCATCCATTCCACGCTTGCCAACCCTTCCCCTGCTCCCCAAAGGTCGAGCCTTTCTTGTCCACCTCGTGCCTGTCGAAAAAGGCTTTCATTCTTTTGATGGTGTCGGGCGATAGCTTCACCCCATTTTGTAAATCCCTAGCCCTAGCGATGCCTACTGGGGTCATTCCTCGTTGGCTGGGTGGTTTGGTCTCCCGCACCTCTAAGGCTCTTTTAGCGGCATCCCTAGCCCCTTGTGGGGGGGTAAAATCAATCCCATCATACTTTGCCAACTCAATCCCACCCATCATCCCCTCAATCAGCATTTTGATTGATGCGGGGTCTAGGCTTTCAAGAATCTCTAAGCTACTTTTTTTTTGTGCCTCTTCCCCAGTAGGTTTGGTTGGGGTTGCGCTTTGAGGAGCAGATGTCGTGGCAATAACTCCTATATTGACCCCATCAACTATATTGCCAGCTTGTTCAGTAGAGATAAATGGGAAAGCAGATGTAATAATTGTAACAGCCCCATCCTTTGATACTGAGCCAGAGGCTACCGCATTGATAATTAAAATCAGAGATGAGACTTGCGCTCCGTTCAAAGATTGAGTTGATAAATCTTCCGCTGGTTCGATTGGGTCTTGTTGAGTCTCTGATTGTTGTGCGGGGGATTGGTCTTGTGATTGATCGGTTGGCTTTTGTGTTGTCTGCGCTTGGCTTTCCCTTTGGAGTCCCTGCATCGCAATATCTGAAATAGTATCGGCTGAAACTTCGTATTCCCCAGCCAAGTCCTTAATCAGCTTGGCCTCAATAGCCCTTTGCCTCATTGCGCTTTCAAAGTCTTGGCCACGCTCACTATAAATATCTGCCGCCGTCCGCAAGCCACTCTTAAATTCTGAGATCGCAGATGCACTATCTCTAGATAAGTCTATGGAGACATTCGCTCCAAAGTTAAAGATGCCCCTAGTGGTTCGGCTTCCAGCGTTGTTCTCAATCAATCCCCTTGCAACCGCATCGGCAATCACGATGTTCTTAATTGGCTTGAGAACTTTGTCATCTAGTAGCTTCTGGTATCTGCGGAAAGTTCGCCCCGCTTGTTGCATCTCAAGTCGGGCGGTTGGGCCACTCATAGCGGAGGGGTCAACGGCGAATGAATAAGGGATGCCTACGCCTAAGCAAATGTTACGGAGTAGAATCTTGTGAAATTCTGCAAACGCTCCGCTTGGTCTGTTCGGGCCATCGGGGAACTGAATCGTTTCGCCCGGTTCGAGATAACTAACCTTACCCGATTCCATTGTCTCTAGTTTGATTGCTTGGTTGGCAAAGTTCGTGTCGGCGGTCAAATCGCTTAGGTCGGAAGCATTGTTGTTGTTTCTTAGAACGATTGCACTCTGCGAACTCGCCACTTTAGCCGACATCTTTTCAAAATTGATTATGTCGTAAATGTCTTGTGCATCGTTAATTGCAGTATGAAAAGCAGAGATGCCCCTGTACTGGTCGATGCGGAGTGGGTCGTATAGATGGAACGCTTGGCTTGCGCTCACCTTTTGTTGAAAGGTGTAAGCGTTGCCGATAGATCGTGCAAAAATATCGTAGGCAGTAGGAGCACCAGTTTCTTGGTCGATATGGATGCCTCCAATCAGATCGCTAGTGGTGTAAACTTGGAAAGGATTGCCGAGTCGATCTGCTTCGATGCCTTGTAGTTTTAGATCGCCATTGTTGTCTCTAATTAAAAGGAATAAAAAGTCACCATCTCGGAGCATCGACATCACCGCAACTTGCATAAGGGTTGAACCAGTATGCCTAGTGGAGATGTCGCAGTTGTCCCACCATTCAGACCAGAATGATTCTACATCTGTATTCACCGCTGGCTCGCTAGTCCGTGCTTGGTAGGAAACATTGGCCGCCGTGTGCGAGGCAAACTTCATTAGGATAGATCGAACCAACCCAACATTCTCGGCCAAGTCCCTGCTCCGCTTCATTAATTCAATACGATCATATCCAGTCCGATAACTCTCTGCACCCTGTAACACGCTCGGGCCTTTGCGTTCCCGATTGTACTTAGTCGCATCGTAATTAAAATGTGTCAGCTTTGCCCTTGCAATCGCTCTCTCAACTCCCGCTTGTGGGTTGACCAAGGCCACGGCTCGGTCGATTAGGTTAAGGGATATTTTCTTCACGGGCCAAATTTTGCGTAGGTTGTACGAATCCTTGTGCCACTTATATTTTGAATGGCAAGAGTTAGTTCGGCGATGGTTGACGAAACCTCCCCGAGGTTCGCCCTCGAAAAAGAGCGTCCCGCTATCGAATACGAGCTACCCGCCACCGCAATAGCTTCCAAACAGGTGACATATTTATCACGCAAGGAAGTTAGGGTGGCTAGGGGTAGCCCAATAAAATCACCCTTCGCCATTGATTTCCTCTTCTGTCAAGCTAGCGGGAGAAATCCGTAGTAGCTTGTAAAGCCCAGCCCCGACGATGTTCATGCACTCACAATCGAGTAAGTGGTTCTGCTTTCCGATTTGCTTCCAGACCATCCTAGTCCTACCAGTTAGCGGATTCTTCACCGCCACCTTTACCTCTGCCCGAATATGGGTGTGCCAAACTTCGGGGGCATCGTCGGCCACGAATCCGTCTGCGTGGAGGAGGTTCGAGAATATGTCTTTGATGCTAGGGTTAGACCACCGCCAAACTGGACATAGCCTCCACTTCCACCCAATCCTAGATTGCCCTGCCTTACCCGATAAGGGGTCGCCATTAGAGATTCTTGCAAAGGGTCGAGTGACTTTTTTTTCCCCCACAATCTCTGAGAAGGAGGAACGATCTGAACCAACCAAGGCCATCCAGCCGTGCAAGCAACATTGATAATAGACATCTCTAGTTTGATCGCCCGAATCAATAAAGACCATCTTGGGTAGTACCTTAAACTCCTCTGCCTTTGCTTCTATATCGCCCCAAGTCTCAAGGCGGCCAGCCCATACCATCCGAGACTTGCCTTCATCGTTGTAGGCTCGAACAAGAACCCAAGTGTGAAATCCACCGGACTCTTGAACATCGACGCTCATCACGCACTTCTCGCCCTCCCTAACCTCTCCCATTTTGTAGCCACCCGCCTTAATCTCGATTCGTTCCTGTTCGTGTTCAAGCCAAGGCTCGGCCAAGACTCGATTGATAAAATCTTGTAAGCCCACGATTCCCGCATATTTATCTTGCAGGAACTTCACCGCCAAGCTCCCAAATGTAACCCAAGGGGCATAGAGGCCGTTGAGGTGGTAGGAGCGTCTATTTTTTTCGCAATTAGGATTAGTTGGCCTCCACTCCCCCCCTCTAAGCATAGCGGTTTTTTGTCCGTCAGTAATTGGCTTCTTGCATCCTTCACACTCATAAAAGGCTGATGATTTTACTAAGGCGAAGTCATAGACGCTATCCTCTAACTTTGCTTTATCGTCCCACTTGATTTGCCCCCAAATAAGTTTCTGTTTCAATCCACAATGCGGACAAGGCACAAAGAAGAACCGCATATCCCCTTTAAGCCACTCGCTCCATATCGTGCTATCTGCCGTAGTCGGGGTGCTGGTGGTTATGATTAGATGATTCGGGTAGGTGCTAACTCTAGCCTCTGCCAGTTGCAACGCTCCCGCCTCTGTTTTGCTAGACCCTGCCTCTGGATATTTGTCCACCTCATCGAGCATCAAAAGGGAAACGCTACGAGAGGCAAGATTGGCAGGGCTGTTGCTTCCCACAAACCAAAGGCTCATCTTTCTAAAATGCTGTTCCAGAATCTTGATCTTGTCTGTGTTGTCGGGCTTTTCTTTGGCTAGGGCTGGGCAGTCATCAATCATCGGTAGCCATCGAGTTTCAGAGAACGATCTAGCAAGAGCCTCGGACGGCATCACCCAAAGCGCAGGGCAAGGCCGCTCGGCTAGTCGATAGGCTAGGCCAGCGAGAATAGTTGTAGTCTTGGAGGTCTGCGCTCCCCAAACTAGGCACACCCGCCGAACTGAATCATCCCCGAAAGCCTCTAGGGGTTCTCGGACATAGGGCGTTAAGTTGGTTGAATACGCCCCCGGTATGTTCGTCACCCTTGCCGAAAGAGTGAGATTCTTCTCTGCCCATTCTGGTATTGAAAGATGTTCCCTTGGCTTGAATAAATCCCTAGTGAATCCGTTGATTTCCGCAAGCGTGTTCATCGCCTCACCATAAGGCTCTTTTCATAAGCCCATTTCGGATTCATATGAATCTTGTGATGGCAATCAAAGCACACCGCCAAGAAGAACTCTACCTCATTGAGCCTGTCCCCAAATCTCCCCCGCCTGTGGTGAACTTGGCTTGCTACACTTGAACATACTTGGCAGAGAGGGTTGAGAGTTAGGAACTGCTCTCGCACTTCCCTATACACATCGTTCTGCAACTTCCTCTTTTTAGAGACTCGGCGTAGCGGGGTCTTGCGTTTTAGTGGGGAGCGTTTCATTCGTCGAATTGCGAAAGGCTAAGGCCAAGGATTGATATGGCAACCAGCAAAAGCAGGAAGCACTCGTTCACTTGTTAATCCACTTCCCAATACACTCAAAGAAGGTGACGATCAGATAGGCTAGAATGATGAAGCCCCAGAACGCCACATTGAGAATCACGACTGCGAGCACTATCCCAACGGCTATTTTTAACGCTAATATCATTTGAACTCTCCTTCTGCTTTTTGGATGGTGATAAAAATCTGATCTACCCCTTCTTGGATGGCCACCTTCGCACACTCTGGGTCAGAGGGATTGGCTCGGGCTGAAAGGGAGGAGGGCATGGCGTCCATTAGGTTTCGGATTGCTCCGAACCAAGTTGTGATAAACTCCCGCACTTCGTCCATCCTAATCGTCTGCCTTGTTGTTTCCTCATAGCGAGCGTGTTCCATTTCTGCTTCTGATACTCGCTTCTTGGCTTCGCCCCATCCATTGATTGCAGACCGCATCGCAACTGGATTTTCTGCGTTCTTTGCTTTTACCACTAGATCGTATGCGGCCACTTCTATTTTCTTTGACCTCTCCAATCTTCCCAAGGAATTC